GTGCGCATAATGTATGACTCGTTATGTTGAAAAGGCCGCTGCGAAAATCGAATCCCGCAGCGGCCTCTTTAGCATAACGTCATTATGCGCATTAGGGCGTCATTCCTCAGGGTTTCTTCTTCCAATTCCCTGTTTTTCATGGCTTTCTTTTATCATGTTAAAGTAGTGGTTTTCTGCCGCATCTACAATTTTTCCCATGCTGCGCCTTTCTGGGCCATCACGTCCGTCCAGACCTTCACCTTCTGGCCTCTCCATTTTTACAAAATTGTAGATTGTTTTTACGATGAATCTTGCTAATTCTGCTCTTGCTACGGGGCTGTCATTTTCTGTTTCATTAAGTACCTGTATTATCTGGTCTTTGTTCATTACCTATACCTTTTAGAGTGTGTCATTTGATCTTTGCATAATGGCGTATTTTTGTTTAATCGTTTGACGTCCAGCTTATCTTAATTCCGATTTCGCAAGCTCTGCTGTTGTTCGTTTTTTCGCCGCGAAGCGGTTCGGGGTTCTGTGACACCCGAACTTTAGTACGGTTTCCCGTATTTTTTCCCTGCTCGCTTATTTTTTTTTGCTTTCTGTCTTCAGGAACTTGCGGTAGTCGTCTTCTGTGATCGTCTCTAACCCTTTGGCGATTATCCATTCGAGCATTTTGGTATCTTTAACTGGAACAGCTAGGGTTGATACCGCTCTAACGGTTTCTTTCTCTATTTTTCGCCATTGAACATCGTTTATGTGCTTTGTAGGCATGCTCTTTCCTCATTCTGCTAGCTTTGCATCATATCTCTAAATTCTTAGAAATGTTGACACTTAGTTTCTCAGGTCTTATAAAAGCACCATGAAATAATTTCTGAGAATCTAAGAAAGGGCGCTATGTTCTTCGACTGGTTAAGTATTGAACAGGATTTCGGCTTTCAACTTCCTATTCTCTCGGATGTTGCTTACCAGCGTATTCATCTTGAAAGTGGTGAGGCTAGTGCGCTTTCTCAGCCAACTTTTCAGCACCGGGGATCTTTCTGTGATGTCGTTTCTATCTCTATCCGTGGATCTGTTCTAAAAATGACGGGCAACCCCTCGCGGTGGGGGCGGCTTGATAATTTATTTGGCTTACCTACTGTTGATGCTTGCGTTATGGTTTTCAATAAGATCCTTCTTGATCTTAAATTGCCTGTTTTCACAAAATGCACTCGATTAATGCCCGGTCAGTCTAAAGAAACCGAAAAAGCCCATATGGTAACTGATGGGGCGTTAATTAAAGAGCTTCATATAACATCTAATAAATCTGTTGGCAAAGGGAATGAGGATGATTATATTTCAGGGCTTTCGACTCAGCCCTATAGGAATAGTGTCCCACGGTTGCATTCAAACGGTAAATCTGTTGACTGGTTGTCTAAAAAAGGGAATGTTAATCTTATTTATCCGACTGTATATAATAAGTCACATGAGATTGAGTTACATAGTTTATTAAAAATAAAAAATAAATTCTCTGAGCAGTCAAAAGAGTTTAATTATATTGTTAGTGTGATTGATTATTGTAAGGAAAATGGAATAGTCAGATTTGAACAAAAATTGAAGTCTCGTTTTATTCAAAAGCACTCTCTAGGTTTTTGGGGGTTATCTGATTATTCTGTCTTAAATAAGTTACATTCTGATTTTCTGGCTCTTGATGAAAAGTTATCGGTGAATGCTATGGATTTTGAAACTATTAGTGAACATCTTATTACCCGTGGAATAGTTGAAACTACACGGGCAGCTAATACTACAGCTATGTATGCGATCCAATGGTTTCATGGTCATATTTTTGATTTAAGTAAAAATCAAGTGCGTATTCATCGAGCAAGACTCCGCAAGATTGGTATTGACATTGCGCAAAAATGTAATGTTTCGAAATTCTCTCCTGTTGTTGTCAAGCAAACGCGAGAGATTAAAGTTTCTGATTGTGTTATTCCATCGTGGTATGTAAAACCGTCTCATTTACGAGTTGCATAGAATATAAGGTGTTATTATGAGTAATTTACTTAATTTAGAAACTACTGTTACCGGAAAGATTAAACGCTTTAATAATAGTGGCGGTTTTTATTATACAACAATTGTTTCTCCTGCGGCTGATGCTTATAGCTTTCCGCCTGTCATTCGTATTAAATCAAAGAAATCATTAGGCCGTATTGGTGATGAAATTACAGACGTACATTGCCGTATTACTGGTTATGAACGGAGTTTCCCATACACTGATAAGCAGACAGGTGAGCAGTCTAAAGGGTATAACGTTGATATGCTGCTTGAATTATTAGAATGAGTTAAGGCGATACTTTTATGTCAGATGAGGTAATCATCAAGACAAAATATTGCAATCCGAATATGAGCTTTGGCAGCCCTGACGGATGCGATGAAGTCACTTTGAAATTACCGAAGTCAGAAGTTGTTAAATTACAGTCTTCGGTAGTTTCTCAGGATAAGCCTGTTCCCGATATTGATTATTCAGTCGCGGCGCAATTCTGGGGGCTGGCTTTTACGACAACCTTTTTCCTGTGGCTCTTTGCAAAGGGAATAGGTGAAATTCTTAAACACGTAAGAAATGCATAAAAGGAGTTTTTATGTTTGGTAAGACTAAACAGGCTTTAACCCGTATTGGTGCTTTTACTCTGGCTGTTGCTGCACCTGCTGTATTTGCTGCTGAAGGTGATGTTGTTGGTGGTAAAGGTATTGACCTTACGCCGCTGACTAACAGCGTTAATTTCGGTTCCGTCCTGACCGGGATTATGGCGGTAGCGGGTTCTCTTATTGTTCTGTATGCAGGTTCTGCGGGTGTCCGCTGGATTTTGCGTATGGTTCGTGGCGCTTAATTCATAAAGGTAAGGGGCGTAACAGCCCCTTTATATTTATGGCTCAATATCTTTTTGATTTTATGTGTTTTTTATGGGGGCTTTTATGCGCCTGGGCGGTCATTCAGGGTCTGGAAAGTTAGGTATTACTATATTGTCCTTACTGGTTTCATCCGGTGTACATGCTGATGCAGTAACAGCAGACGGATTTGGACGTGTAATTCAGCAAATGGTTGAAACCCGTGAAGCTCAGGTTGTTTCTCAATCTGCGGGGCGTGTATTCGCAACGGGTGCCAGTTCTCTCGGTATGGGCGCGGGTATCGCTGTCGCTGCGGAGGTTATACGCGAACGTCCTGACGTTTTTGATTCAATCCGCATGTGTGGCGAGAAAGTGGGTAATCCTCAGCTTTGCACCGGAACGTCAGTTTTCGCGGCTGCTTATGGCCTTGCGAAGCATACAATTGACGATTCGATATCTACGGGTATTTCAAGTTTTGGCAGTAATATGATGGCTGCCGGACAGACAACATGGGGATTGCTGGGGCAGGCTGCGGGTGTTATTTCCGTTGCTGACCTTGCTTTAAAGCAGGGCGCAAAAGCTGTTGAATATATTACAAGTGGAATAAAACAGGATGATGGAACTTATTTACTTAATTTGTCCAATGGCGCTACTGTTACTTCTTCTGTTGCACCTTCACCTAAAAGCCCTGTTGCTGTTTATTTGCCCTCTGATGCTACTGGCTTTTCTGCGAAGAATATTCAGGACTCGATAAACCCTTATAATCAGCAGGTTAAACCTGTTCAGATTGCGCCAACCTATTACAATATTGATGCACCACCGCCGATAAGCCAGCCATTTCCGAATGATGTATATCGTGTGTCAGTAAAGGGTACTAAATATCCTTATTCGACTGATATCAGGGATGCAAAGGGCGATGCTGTACTTGTCAGTGATAATCCGGTAATGATTGCGCTTTATAAGTCGATTAATGGTTATTCTCATTCCAATGTGACTTATCATGAGGCTTCTGACGACAATAACTTACATATCAGGATGCCAAGAAATTTTAAGGTTTATTCGGTTTCCGTTAAAGACTTTCAGTATGAAAAGCCGAATCCTTATTTTGGTGGATATTCATCGATTGTAACTGTTGTTTTATCTGTTGCGACAACAACGGTTACGCTTGAAAATTCATGGGATTTATGTAAAAGCGAGAAAGTACCTGCGCCGGGCAGTACGGCTGATAATCCCAAAACGCAGTGGAAAAGTATTTGCCACCCTGAGAAGGCCGTGTATAAAACGACGAATGATGTTCAGGATGTTAAAGACCAGATATTTTTTAATACAGAATTTGATACATCAAATTTACCTCAGGTAATTAATGGCGAGGTTATTGATAATATAGATTTCAAGCCGGAGGAACAGTTAAACCCGGCTGCGCTGGTTAATCTTATTAATGGCCTTGCAGGTCAGACTGTTGTTCAGGAAGGATATCAGGGGATACCGCTTGATAAACCTTTTACGGCGGCTGAACTGACGGCTGCGGCTAATGCTGTTGGCGTAAAACTTGATAAGGGCTTGCTTTATAGTCCGGTTGTCGTTCCTCAGTCGTGGGTTAATGCCAGACCCGGTGCGGGAACGGATACAGGTGTACACCCTGGTACAGGCACAGATACCGATACTTCTGTTGATTTAGGTGAAGACCCCGGCATTAAAGCGCCGGAACTTGAAAAACCGCCTACAGGTGAGGAAATTCTCAAGCCAATTACGGAATTAATGCCGGACATTAAAAACCTGAGTATTTCATCGAAGGATGTTCAGTGTCCGGTATGGTCGTTCGAACTCTGGGACAATAAATATTCAATTGATTCTCACTGCGAGCTTCTGGAAAAAATCAGGCCACTTCTGAAAGCGGTATTCCTGCTTATCTGGGGCATTATTTCGCTGCGTATCATTCTGACTGCGTGACGGAGGTGTTATGTTTGGTATTCTGGTTTCAGCCTTTAACGTGGCGCTGGGTTTTGTGCTGCGAACGGTGGTTGTCAAATTTATTCTGTTTTTTGGCCTGTACTTTGTCGTACAGGCGTTTGTTCCGGTTCTGGCGTCACTGTTGCCAAAATCTGTTGATATTGCCGGGTTGTTTTCCTCACTGCCTGATAGCGTATGGTATTTCGTGAATCTGTTTATGGTCACGGAAGGGATTAAACTGATGTTTTCAGCATTGTTAACGCGCTTTATTATTCGTCGCATTCCTTTGATTGGTTAATTTATGGCTATTTCTGCGTATGTGGGCATTCCCGGGAGCGGTAAATCTTACGAAGTGGTGGCAAGCGTCATTATTCCCGCCTGTATCGCGGGGCGTCGCATTGTCAGTAATATTTACGGCCTTGCCACGCAAAGTATTTATGATTACTGCGTTGATATTAAAAAGGCAGACAGAGAATCACTTGGAGAGATTTTACTTGTTCAGAATGAATACGTTCAGAACGAGAATTTCTTTCCCTACAAAACGGATTCAGGCATTGCGGATGATACGTTCTGCCGTCCGGGGGATTTAATCTGTATTGATGAAGCATGGCGCATATGGGAGAACGATAAAGGGATTCCTGCAAATCATCGCTCTTTCATTGCAGAACACCGCCATTTTGCCGATGAAAAAACGGGCGTAACCTGTGATTTAGTGGTTATGAATCAGTCGGTTGCCAACCTCCCTCGATTCATTAAAGACCGGGTGGAAACAACGTATCGCATGAGTAAGCATGTGGCGTTGGGTCTGCATAACCGCTACCGTGTGGACGTATTTACGGGTATCAAACTGTTTAAGTCGAATCTGACGAACAGTTATCAGAATAAATATGACAAGGCGATATTCCCTTTATATAAATCCCATGAAAACGGGCAGGGAAGGGAGCTTGTTACGGATAAGCGTCAGAATATTTTTAGTTCTAAAATGCTGTGGTTTAAAGCCGCTGGTTTACTGATTCTGGCGGTAATTGCCATTTTTTATCTGTTCTGGTTTTTCACGTCAAACGGTAGTTCAGAGCCTGAACAGCAGACTAAAGATTTACCCGCCGCAAATAATTCAGCGTCTTTTGTACCTGCCGCGCCAGCTAAGCCCGTTGTGTCGGACAAATGGCGACTTGCCGGACGGCTTAAACGCGATGGTCAGGCATGGGTTGTTGTTGCAGACACCTCCGGGAGACTGCGTATAGAGCCGGCTTCGCAGTTCAGCTTTGACGGCATGATGATGACGGGTGAAATCGACGGCGAAACGGTGACGGTTTATTCAGGGGCGATACGATGAAGCTGATAACAGGTTTACTTCTTTTACTGGTTCCGGGGCTGGTTATGGCGAAGGGCGTCAGTCTGGAGCTCAACGCTGTTCCGCTGCCGCAGGCGCTGAACATGATTTACGTTCAGGTGTTCGATAAGCCGTTTATGCTTGACCCGGAGCTTGCCAAATCCGATAAGGTGGTGACGTTCCGTATCACGCCGGATATCGATGAACGGGCATTTATTAAGCGCTATCTCGGCAATATGAACATTGCGATTTATAACAAACAGGGCATTGACTACGTGGCGCCGTTCACGCCGAAAGCGTATGTGCCGCCGCAGGAGACCTTTGTTTATCGGCCTCGCTTCCGTTCCGTGGCGTATCTGTCTGACATTCTGGCCGGACAGTTTACCGGGCAGTTTAACAGTCAGCGTAACTCGTTACCGTCCGGGCAGATATCGCCGGAAGCGGCCGTAGCGGGTACGGCATCGGACTTTATGAACCGTACCGGGGATGTGCTGGTTTATTATGGCCGGAAGTCAGAGATTAAGCGGTTGCAGACGCTTTTACCGCTGATTGATACTGCCTCTGAAGAAGTGATTGTCGCAGCTTACGTGTTTGAGGTTCAGACCAGTGAGCGTAACGGTTCCGGGCTGGCACTGGCGGCGAAGCTGCTTTCCGGCAAGCTGAATATACAGATTGGCGCGTCTGGCGGCTTTGATAACTTTATCCGGGTGAATACAGGCTCTCTTGATGCGCTGTATGAGCTTTTCAGGACGGACAGTCGTTTTCATGTCGTCAGTTCCCCGCGGCTCAGGGTGAAGGATGGCGCATCTGCCACGTTTTCAGTCGGTAACGAGGTTCCGGTGCTGGGTCAGGTGAGCTACGCCGACAACAGGCCGATCCAGTCGATTGAATACCGCTCCAGTGGCGTTATCCTCGACGTGAAACCGCAAATCCGGACTGACAATATTGACCTTGTGATTAAGCAGCAGCTTTCCAGCTTTGCGAAGACGGATACGGGCGTGAATAACAGCCCGACGCTGATTAAGCGCGAGGTTAATACGGAGGTATCAGCGGCTGACGGGGATATTATTCTGCTGGGTGGCCTGGCTGAATCGAAGGTCACAAACGCCGATACCGGGTTCAGTTTTCTGCCAAAAGGCTGGCTCACCAGTTCATCTGACGAGAAGAACAAGACGGATATTCTTGTCGTGTTACAGGCGAAAAAAGTCAGGCGCGCCAGCGCCGCGCACGCACCGAGTTCCCACGAGGAGCGCGCGCGGTGATGGTGGCGACGGACGTATCATGCGGTGACGTGGCGGCATATCCGGTTTTTATGCCGTCAGGCATGGGAGGCGCTTAGCGCCGGAAGCCCCGCAGCGAAGCGAGGACATAAACAGCATTATGGCGTCAGCCATAATAATTCCCGGCACTGCAAAGCCTGTTTTTCATTCCGGCGTACTCAGAAGCGATACGGATGGCTGACGGTCGAAGACGAAAGAACGTACCAGCGATGACCGTTTAATGCCGTGGTGACGGTTACAGGCTGATTTCTGGCTTACCTGCGCACTTGTCAAGGCTCAATTGAAATGTCCGTTATCCAGCTCAATTAAAATGACCACTTTGATCTCTCATTCTCTTTACTGATAGACTTTCCTCCGACTGAAACAACAGGATGATTGAGCCCATGCTTCGATACGAGTTAACGCCGAACAATGCAGGTTTTATACTGTGGGGAGATTCAGAAGCCCTGAATGAATTACATGAACTCATTCATTACATCGTGGATGAAAGCCCACTGATTAAAGTTAAAGACGGATTTATGTTATCCCTTGCCTATGATATTCGTAAAGCACGGGAAGGTAATCGTCGTGTTGAGCAACATCAGTATGATCAACATGATACATATAAGCTTTATGGTGTTGAGCTTTTATGGCCTCTGGTCCTGGTACAGTCCTCAATACTCAGAAACTCAATGGGTTATATTCAGACAGACAAAAACCAGCTGTCTGTCATGTATGCCTTTGAATACCTGATAGAATCAGCATTAACAGAGTCTGAGAGAACAACGTCGAATGATATTATGCTAACAGTAAAATATGCATCAGACTCTGATTTTAATTTCATTGAGGATAATATTGACAGCAGGTGCTGCTATTTTATCAGCCTATCTCCGGAGCAAAGAAAAAAGCAGTTAATCAGTATTGTTCGTTCTTTTCATTCATTATGGGGTAAGTATGCCCGTGAAAAGCAGGACATAAAGATGCTGAACGAAATGAATAATACATCATGGGTCTGGCCGGACAATATCAACTGGTGAGCAACCACTGTCCGGCCAGTGAGTACCATCAGCGGGCTCTTTTACCAAAAATGTCCTCTGAACGTGACTGAAGCTGTTTGAGTGCTTCGAGCATGTCATCATTATCCAGTGAGCGCTGGGATTTCTTCCCTTCCTGCTTTGGCCGTCGTCGGGAAGGGCCATCTCCAGCGGGAATTGACTGAGAGCGCGTGTTATCCCGCTTGCTCTGCACCAGACTGATAAACTCCAGGGTTCGGCCAAGACGCTTGTTATCGACAATCGCGCCCTGGTCGATTTCTGACAGTCGGTCGTAGGTAGAGTAGGGAAGTAGCGTACCGTTCAGGCGCAGCTCTTTTCTGCCATCAGGATAGTGATACACATCGATATATTTACCTATTGCACGGCGACTCAGTTCGCTGTCTTCAATCAGGTACAACATTTTATCATATTGTATCGTCAACGATTTTGAGACTTTACGTTTTTCACGAACAGTGAAAATAAGCCCCAGGTCCTCATCATGTTCTACAGCACGGTGTACGTCAAAATCATGTCGCGGTACTTTGCCAAAACGGCGGTTATAGTCAGCCATATAGGCCTCAGCGAAGTCATTTGCAGCCTCCATTGAACAAATGCCCTGTAACCGCAGCTCTTTGACCAGACGATCCTGTAAAGTGAGGTGAGCTCGTTCTACACGCCCTTTGGCGGGACTGGTTTCTGCACAGATAGTCTGGATGTTCAGTTCATGCATGGCTCGCCCAAACTGAGTATGCCCGTCTCCGCCTGTGGCGTGTTTATTGTTAACACGAAAAACACCGGCTTTATCGCTGTACAGTGCCAGCGGTTTACCATGCTTATCGATATAGCGCCGCGTGGCTTCGAAGTAAGAAAACGTGGACTCCGATTTAACAAACAACAGTTCCATCAGTTTGCTGGTTGCATCATCAACATAGACCAGCGCGGTGCAGGCCGGGCCACGGCCTTCAAACCAGTCGTGATCACAGCCATCTATTTGTATCAGCTCACCAGTACACGGACGCCGGTACCGTGGTTGAGGGATCCTTGCGGCACGTTGTTTACGGGGAACCCATAAGCCAGCCCGCACCATGATGCGCCGGACAGTTTCTTTGCCAAGAAACAGTCCGTGGAGTTCTTCGAGCTTTTCACGCGCCAGAGTCGGACCGAAATCAGCATAACGCGTCTTGATCAGTTCCAGAGCCTGATCTGCGAGCCCGGGTGGCAACTGGCGGTTACCACGCATGCCACATCGTCTGCTGGCCATACCAAGCGGTCCGCCTTCACGGTAACGGGCAAGAAGTCTGCGGCATTGCCTGTCGCTGATACCGAGGTGCTCGGCCGCACGGCGCGTTGTGATGCGACGTTCAATGACGTCCTGTATAATCTTGATCCGGTTGATCTCTTTCAAAGTAAACACTCCTGAGCTTTCTGCGCTCATGATATGCCTCCCGGTAGTTTAAACGGACCAGTGAAGCTTACCATAGCGCGGACATCTGAATTGAGCCACAGGCGGACATTACTATTGAGCCATTACAAACGTCA